CACGTAAGGAGTCGTCGGCAGCGTCAGATGTGTATAAGAGACAGATTCTTCTGTGGTGCCTCGGGTCCGACAATGGACAGACATGCGTAAACCTGACCTGGAACGGTGGTGTAATCTGTTTCGAGAGACATTGTACTACTTATTCATCTCAAAACTTTAAGTTCAAAACCTAAGTGAAGAGAATATACTCATTTTGTAACAACAATACAGTATGCTCAAGTCGTACCCTACAGAGCTTGTGTCTTTCTTTGCGAGGCATGGTGTTCACATGCCTAAGCTTGACACCATGGGTGGGCAAGCACTGTCATGGATGGCTCAGCCACACATGAGGGGTGGTAAAGTGTTTATCAATCGTGAAAGTGCCGTTGAATTTTTTAAAGAAAGGGGCATGACATCCAGTGATCCTATTCAACCGTTTAACAAACCTGGTGGTAGTTTACCCGGCCTAAAACGCGTGAAAGGAAAACGAGGGGAGTACTCTCTCGTGTACCCATTTGAGTTTAATGAAATTGAAAAAAGACAACATGTAAAAAAACATGTATTGGTGAATGGTTCCAAGTTGGCTCAAGTGACGCAAACAAAAAATTTCTGGATTACCAAACTGCAACCCAATATGGAAGACTGTGCCTTCTTTTTGGAATGTCTCCGTGATGGATACACCGAAAAAAAACACCAAAGACTCATGAAGGAGATTTCTCACATCAAATGGCACATCGATAACATCATCGATGTCCCGATGTCTGAATGGCACATTGGTCATCTCGATGCGTCCAGGGGTAACGACCCATCGAATCTGTATTACCAGCCACCTATTCAGGCTCGATATAGAGACAACTACATCTTCAATCAAAATTTCGAGCGTCTCAGATTTAAAGCTTAGACGCGCGTATACAGTATCCATGCAGGTTGACTTTATCAGCCATGAAGAATGTTTGAGTGCCATGAAGAAACTCCCAGCTGATTCGATAGATATGGTTTGTACGGATCCACCTTATTTTCTAGATGGTTTAGGTAGCGATTGGAATAAAAATAATTTGGACAAGAGAGGTTCCTCCAGTGTCGTTGGTAATTTACCAAAGGGAATGAAATTTGATCGTAATCAATCTAAAAAATTCATGTCGTTTTATGATGAAGTCTCTAAAGAGGTGTTTAGGGTTCTTAAACCTGGGGGTGCCTTCATTTCTTTTAGTAGCCCTCGTCTGTACCACGCGATGGCGATGGCTGTCGAGAATGCGGGGTTTGAAATTAGAGACATGTTGGGTTGGGTATACACGCAATCACAAGTGAAGGCGTTTACCCAAAATCACATCATAGAAAAGGATAAGAAAAAGACACCAGAGGAAAAAGAGGCACTCAAGCGTCTTTGTACCGATTGGAGGACACCTCAACTCAAACCAGCCATCGAACCCATGTGCCTCGCCGTAAAACCCATCGAAGGGCGCTACATAGACAATTTTGAAAAGTATGGAACGGGGCTCATGCACATCACAGATGAGACAAAGGTGGGTGGTGGTCAATTTCCCATGAATATCATGACGACACAAGAGGGTCTTCTCAATAAAGTTTTCATGGTGCCAAAACCCACAAAGAAGGAAAAGGGTGAGTATAATACACACCTCTCCGTGAAACCAGTCGAATTGATTGAACATCTCATCAGACTCTTTACAAAGGAGGGTGCTACGATTCTCGATCCATTCATGGGGAGTGGAACGACGGCGGTGGCTGCCAAGTCATGCGAGAGGCATTATATTGGATTTGACATTAACGAGGAGTATGTGAATATTTCTAAAGAAAGACTCCTAAGTGTATTGTAGGAGAATAATAATCTAACGATGGAGGAGATTCGTAAAAACCACAATGATGCCAAGAGGATGCTGATTCAGTCGGTGGCTACTAAGGGTCAGCACATTCTCGATGTTGGATGTGGTTTTGGTGGTGACTTGCAAAAGTGGCACAAATGTGGTGTGAATATAAACATGTGCGACCCTGATCCCACGGCGCTTCAAGAGGCGAAGAGTCGTGCGAGCAACATGCATATGCGAGTCAATTTTTATGAGGGTGATATTCGTAACTGTCCCAATAGAAAATTTGACATTGTGTGTTTCAATTTTTCACTGCATTATATTTTTGCTGACAAGGAACTTTTCATGACTTCTCTGAGAGAAATAAAGAAACGAATAAAATCTGGTGGTATTCTCATGGGTATCATTCCAGATTCTGAAAAGATTATATTTCACACCCCCTACACGGATGAAATGGGTAATTTCTTCAAGATGAGAAATCATGGGAATGGTGGATTTGGTGAAAAATTGTGGGTACAGCTCACGGATACACCTTACTATGCGGATGGACCTAAACCAGAACCCGTGGCGTACAAAGATCTCTTAGTGACACATCTTAGCGATCTTGGATTTAGCTTAGAATTGTGGGAAGGTCTCAGTGGAAATCCAATTTCTAGATTATATAGCAAATTTATATTTGTATATAACAGATGATATTATTATTGTTACTTTTTTTAGTCATATGGGTCTATCATAACATCAAGGAACCACCTGAACTCATCGAACTGAAAGAGCGTTATAGAATTCTTAGAGAACATCTCAAGGAGACTGAAAATGAAAAATTCAAAATGCTATACAGGTGTATACCCATAACCGGTGTATTGTATACAAATGGTACGGTTGGATCCAATACGAATAAGGGATCGGAGATTGTGGTGTGTATCAGTGGAACTATTAATGAAATCTTTCATGTCTTGATACACGAATTGGCCCATTGTACCGTTCGTGAATATGATCATTCAGATGCATATTGGAAAAATTATACCGAACTTCGTGATATATGTGTCACCCTCGGTATTTATGAAAAGATTCCTACAAAGACACCATTCTGTGGTAAGCATGTTCAGGATAAATAATGTGATTATACAGTAAAATGAAGACTCCTGTGAATGTTGTATTGATGGCTATTCTATATTGGATCTTGATCTACGCTGTATTGATTGTTCCAAAATTTTCGAATGCGTACATGATTAATTTGGTCTGGATGACTATGATCATTCCCAACGTCCTTCGCCTGATGGTGGGAAGTATTCCTAGATTGGCGGTGGATAGATTTTTTTTTGTGGTGTCCACAATTTTTGCATTGGGTATCACCTACCTCGTGGGGCGGTACGACAAGGGTGTGAAGGAGGGTCTCAGTAACTCTAGCGCAACTACCGACAAGAAGGTGAGAGCGAGTGTCTCGTTGGTAATGGCGTTTATCATTGGTGCACTCATGACTTATTTTTTAAACATAGATTCACGAATCTATAGTGAAATGGGATGGGAGAGTTAAGACTTGACGATGTAGTCCTTTCCGATGTAAAAGATGATGGCCGCGACGATACCAGTCACGGCGAGACCGACAAAACTCCTAGACCCTTGTTCGTTGAGAAACTTGGGAACGGAGGATGCGAGTCGGTCCTGTACGGGCTTACTCACGGCGATCGCGGTGCACGCCGCCACGACGAGTGCGGTGAGCTGTTCGTCTGTGAGATTGAAGGGATTCTTTTTACCGGTGGGTGGAGCGGATGCAGGAGGGGGTGTAGGTGCTGGAGGAGGGTACATACCCTGGGGTTGGGGCATTGGCATACGCTGTTCATCCGCCATCATCATGGGCTGCTGTTCCATCATAATATCGTTGATGGGAGTAGAATCCATCGTAGTTTCTTTATGTTCACTCACATTTTTTTCAGGTGTGAATGACACAGAAGGTTTATTATTAATGGGAACCATTCCATCCCCATTATCAGATAGATTCATGGTGTTGACTTGATCTGACGACATATATGTTTAATCAATGTTTTTGAATAAAGTGTTGAGCGCGTTTACTTTGCCTTGGTAATTTTAAGGGTTGTTTTTTTGTTCATTCGTTTGGGATCATCCTCCTTTTGCTGAAGATATTTCGGATTGTACATTTTTCTGTGAAGTCGCCACAATTCTGGTCCACCGACTTTAAAATTTTTCCTGACTGTAGCCTTGTACCAAAACACACAATCTTGTATCCTGTTGGATTTAACTGTGTTGTCCAACACGAGACATTCATAATTTTCGGTGCATGCATCCATAACCTTACAAAACATATCGAATGAGGGAAATATACCAAAGAATGACTTGTACAACTTTTCTCGATTTTGAATAATGTTTTCTCTGAGAATAAACACATAGTCCACATTGGCTCTCAAAGCTGGTGGAAGATCCATCACGTACTGCATGGTGAGCATGAAGAATATTTTCCAGTGTCTTCCATTCATGAAGCATTGACGAATGCACGTGTCTTTTAAAAACTTTGAATCGTACATACAGTCATCTAAAAGCATGAATGCACCACAATTTGTCTTACCCGCCCCCACCAACTGACGCTGCCTCGCCATGACCCGTTCAATGGCATCTCTATCGTAGTCTCCATAAATGAATAAATCTGGGATGAAGTCTGAATAAAAGTGATTACCCTCCTCTGTACCTGATAATACGATACCAGCTGGAAGATGTTTCTTGTGGTACATGATATCTTTCACGAGCGTAGACTTACCTGTATTACGCTTACCTATGAATACACATACCCTATCATCCGATATAGTCTCTGGGTTGAATTTTTTCAACTGAAGATTCATTCTACTGTAGTGTTTCGTTTTAATTACCAAAATTTTACTCATATACATTAGAAATGGCCGGTCGATTGAGACTCTCCGCAACTGGTCTTCAAGACGCATGGCTCACAGGTGAACCACAATTTTCATATTTCCTGATGAATTTTAAGCGACATACAAAATTCGCATTTGATTATGTTGAGAGTCAATTCGATGGGTCCATAGCTGTCTCTTATACACATCTGACGCTGCCGACGACTCCTTACGTGTAG